GAAATTACATTCAGTGTAAGTGCTAAACTTCCATGCAGTGGCGAAAAATGGGAAGATGCCATCCAACCTAAGATTGTATGCGAGTACGAATGGTTCGGTGATGCATATTTAAAATTCGTTATTGCTACAGAACAAGACTTTGAAGATGCACAACGTGCTATTGCCGCTTACCGTAAAGCAGGATTCAAGGGTCATGTTTACTTGATGCCAGTGGGCGGTGTAGAAAGTGTCTATGCACTAAACAATCGCAAGGTAGCAGACTTAGCAATGAAAAACGGCTTGCGTTACAGCGACAGATTGCAAGTGCCGTTATTTAAAAATGAGTGGGGCACATAATGCTAAAGAAATTTATAAAAAAGATTACAGGTATCCAAGCAATTGAAGACATGAAAGTCGAAGCCGAAGCGGCAGCGGTTGAAGCGGTCAAAGTTGCAGCCAAAGCCAAAGCAGAAGCTGAGGCAGCTAAATTGGAGGAGGAAACAGCCAAGCTGACCCCAAAAGATCGTGCCACTGCCCAAGGGATGCCTTATGTTACTGTTTTAGATACACATGTAAATAAAGACAATATTAAGAATGGCTTTTTTGAGCTTGACTGGAATGACCTTTTCATAGTACAATTGAAACAAGCAGGTTATGGTTTCGACGGTGATCCAGATGAAGAAATTGTGGATCGCTGGTTTAGAGACATCGTAAAAGGCATGTTAGAAGAAGAAGGTTTGGATCCTAATAGGGGTGCAGGCTATATTAATGTTGTTCCTATCTCACAAGGCAAATCAGAAGTTAGCTAATGTATATCTATAAAATCAAAAGCGATCTTCCTATGACTGAATATGCTCCAACATGGAACATTTCAATTGGTAATACCGTATGGGGAGAAAACGAGAAAATTGATATTATTAGAACATGGTTACTCAAAAACGAAGATCGAATTAAAGAAACATATCCAGTATCCGATATTGGAGATACTGGGTTAGGTACTGATAGTATTTCTAGCAGGATTGGTATGTATAATCTATTTGATTATACCAGTGAAGTTCCAGAACTTGCCGATTTACTAAGATTTATGCAAGAATCCTATATCAACTTTGTAGATAGTGACTATACTAATAAGCAAGATCTAATAATAGTATGTTGGGTTAACATTCTTAGAGAAGATCAAAAAATTAGAGAACATGTGCATAGTGCAAGTAATATTGGATATCTAAGTGCTAATATGCATTTAGATAATTATAAGACTAGTACAATTTATAGAAGTCCATACGAACCGTTTGTTCCTCATACATTCGATAATGTTAAAGGCGGTCTTACTATATTTCCTAGCTATGTTCCGCATACTACTACAGAACATGTAGATTCAACAACTCCTCGAGTCAGTATTGCATATGATCTTAGATTGCCATTTACTATCCCCCCTCATCAACCACATCAAGAATTTATGAATAGAGAAATTTTTGAAAAACTAATATCTGAAAGATAATATGACATATATTTTAGTTGATACTGCTAATACATTTTTCCGTGCTAGACACGTTGTTCGCGGCGACGCTGACATCAAGCTAGGCATGGCCCTTCACATTACTTTTAACAGTATTAAAAAAGCGTGGAATGACTTTGGTGGTACTCACGTGGTATTCTGTCTTGAAGGTCGTAGCTGGCGCAAAGATTTTTACAAGCCATACAAGGCCAATCGTGCAGAAACTCGTGCGGCTATGACCGTACGTGAGCAAGAAGAAGATAAATTATTTTGGGAAACATTTGATGCGTTCAAAGAGTTTATTGAAACTAAGACTAACTGTACAGTCTTACAGCATAAACAATTAGAAGCAGATGATTTGATTGCAGGCTTCATCCAAATGCATCCTAATGATGATCATGTGATCATTTCGACAGACAGTGACTTCCACCAGTTGATTGCACCCAACGTAAAACAATACAATGGCGTAGCAGATACACTTACTACACACGAAGGTGTCTTTGACAAGAAAGGCAAAAGTGTAATTGATAAGAAAACTAAAGAGCCTGTGCCTGCTCCTAATCCACAGTGGATCTTATTTGAGAAATGTATGCGAGGTGACTCTAGTGACAATGTCTTTAGTGCTTATCCAGGTGTTCGTACTAAAGGTACAAAGAACAAAGTTGGCCTAACAGAAGCCTATGAAGACAAAGGTAAAAAAGGCTGGGCGTGGAACAACATGATGCTTCAGCGTTGGACCGACCACGAAGGCGTCGAACACAGAGTATTAGATGACTATAATCGTAATGTTACTCTAGTAGATCTTACTGCACAACCAGAAGACATTAGAACACTTATTACAGAAACTATTGAAGAAAATACACGTGAGCCTAAGAACATTAGTCAAGTAGGAATTCGCCTATTAAAGTTTTGTCAACTATATGACATGAAAAAAATTATGGACACTATACAAACGTATGCTGATCCGTTTCAAGCGAGGTATGTAAAATGAATTTAAAAGCAAAACCCATTGTTGATGGAAAGTTTTGGATCGTAGAAGAAGATGGTGAAAAAGTTGGTATTCTACATAAGAAAGAAAATAACAAGTTTATGCTTAGTTCAAAAGACGGTGAAGCATACTTTAACAAAAAAGACGAACTGACCAAAAGATTTGGTAAAGACTTTTTCTTAGTAAGTGATAAAGTAAAAATCAGTCACGAAGAAGTTCGTGATGTATATGACTATCCTACTAGCTGCCGTCCGTACAATCCATTGTTTAATGTACAACGTAAGTTACCTCTATTCACTAAGTCAAGCGCAAGTAAAAGTCTGTACTGTGCAGGCTACTACACAATTAAATTTGATAAAGGGTGGGTTAAGAGCTTTTGTCCTAAACTAATTACCATTGAAAGATATCCTTATAAAGGTCCTTTTAAAAGTGAATTAGAAATGAAACAGGTGTTAGCCAATGCCAAATCCGATTAATACAATACCTATCCAACAGTTTATACAGCAGGTAAAGGCTGCTGATTTGTCTCAGCAGAGAGAAATTAAATTAGATATCAAAACTGCCAAGGCATTGGCATACTGTCTAGGAGAAGTTAGTGCAAAACTTCTCGAAGATTATGACACAATGTTTAGACGATTAGAATCAAGTTCAGGCGGTACTGTTACTGTACAGATGGACGGCGGTGGGTTTTCAGCTAGTTGATTGATAAATATATGCGTACATAATAGGACGCATATATCATGTCAAGACCTAAGCCAAAAGTTCTTTTAGATTACGTTAATAAAAAGAACTATAAAAGCGAGCAGATTTTAGAAGCAGAAGCTATATGGGCTGTGTTCTATAAAAACGAGCCTTTTAATTTAAAATCTTCTAGTAGTATTACCAGTTACCCAGGACCCAAATATAAAAAAGTATCATTTAGCAATCCTGGACATGCACATAATCTAGCCAAAAAATTAAATCAAATGTTTAACTGTGACGACTTTCAAGTGGTCAAATTAACTAGCGGCGAAATTATCAAATGATTTCAAAAGAGACTTTCACTAAAATTTTCCTACAACAAAAGGAAAAAAGTATAGATGCAGCCAATATTAAACTGCACATGTATAAGTGGTGGCAAAGTCATAGAAGTAAAGACGAAGGGGGACTACGTCTTAGCGATGAAGGTTTTGAGTATTTGGTAAATGATTTGGAATTACGTAGTTATGAAATTCCATTTACTGAGCCAATTGAACTAAGTCCCCAAACTATTATCTTTTTTGATAGAACTATGGATTTTCCATACTATCTTACAAACCAAAGTATTACTGTATTTTCGGAACGTAAAAGTTTTGAGCTTTACATGTTTTCGGACGATATTCGAAAATATGGGCTTGTTAAAGCTATAAATCGCCAAAACAAAGACGCCCAAATGGACGAAGACTCCTAAAAAACTTGTTGACGAAGACGCTGTTAGGCAGTATAATAGATACATAGACAGTTAAACTTCAACGCTTTTTTAACCCAGGAGTATATATGAGCGAGATCCTTTCACGTACAGTTGGCCCTAAAGCCGCTAAGAAATCCCTTCGTCGTGCTTT